ACATATCATGGAACATATTGAAGCCACGGGCTGTGCTTTCAAAGAGATAAAGCCGTGCCGGGTTCTTCTCAGCCAGCGAAGCCGGCAAAGAGGCTAAGCCCTCTTCATCACCCCAACTGGATGTCTCCGTACCATGCAGGTACGTAATCGCCTTACCGCGCCCTAAAGACCCCTTGCTGCGCAATCCTGCCACCTGGTAGAACATTCGTGATCGGTTCTTCAAGACCATCTGATTCCGGTTATGACTCATGAGCGGAATCTTGTACTCAGGCGGCAAGCCATCCATGTACATCGCCAATGTCGTTCTGAACTGATCTCGGTTCTCTTCCGTATCAGTTGTCAACGTACCCTGAAAGCCAGGGTGAATAAAGTGCCAGTAAAGATCGAGTGCAAGAGAGATCGTGGTAATACCGAGCTGCCTACCCTTTAAGATCACAAAGAAGTGTTTGTTGTCTTCCAATCCTTTGGCAATCTCTTGCATGATGTACGTCTGCGTACCCAAGAGCCTCGCCCCCAGTTTCTGCATACCCATCTCTTTGGTCTCCACCGTTAACTCACGGCAGAAACGATTAAACTTTTGCAGGTCGAACTTCATCAATGTCTGTCCCTGGTTCGTACTCATAAGCCTCGCAACGGCGATTGGCAAGCGTGTTATTTCTAGTACACAGTAACACCAGACGAACCTCCCTCTGAGGAAACTCCTCTACCCCTATCTGCCTTGAGAACCGGCAAGAGTAGCAATCACTCACGATTGTCCAAACCATTCATGCTTCCCATAATAATTTTTGTCCTCTTAACACTTCGTCGGTATCAATCCTTGGCCTTGACTTGACATTCCAATTGCCGCCCCCCCGTAACCCAAGGCATTTCCAATTCGATGCTTTCAAAGACGCACCACCTTCGTCTGGCAATGTGTAAGTAATTAATCGTTTGTAACCCAGCGCTTTAGCAGCTTTCCACGCCGCTGCGTACAACATGGAGCAAGCGTTTTTTGTTCCGTCCGTACAACAACGATTGACCTCTAATGTCCATCCGTTATCTAACATCCTTGCGACAGGTCTTCCAACAATAGCAACGCCAACCACTTTGTCCCCATCGCTTACTGCAACACAAAACTTGCAACCCTGCATAGGTTTGTGGTGACGATGATGCCGGTAGACAAAAGCATTTGCTTCTTCAAAGCTGATTGGCGTTATTTCCATCTAAACCATATTTGGTTTCTAACCATTCAAACACCTTACACTCAACAGGCGTCAAAGGACGCTTGCCCCTCTCCTCCCGAAACCACTCTAGGCAATGGTAAGGATAGCTGTGATCCAACTCCGTCGAGTGCTCAATCCAATCAATGTACTCACGGAACTTCAATCTACCCTCCACACCCGTATACCACCCTCTACAGCACGAGCCATAAACCGCACATTCCTGCGCTTCCCATACCGATAGTTCGCACTACAGATGGTCTGCATAGGCACATCCTTCACTAAGAAACTATCGCCTATCTCCATCTGATCATACGGTAAGTTCATGCGCTTACGCTCTGGTGGCATCGGCACACTCTTCTCTATCTCCATATCCTCTCCTATGCAAAACATCACAATAGCAGAAAGTAATTTTTCTTTGGGGGGAAGATGGTTGGGGGGCACTCCCGCCCATGCCCCAGGCCCCATGCGATCGCCACATCGCCGCATGCCGAGCTGCTGCTACATCGATGTCCGACCCATGCCCATATGTATAAGATCATGACGCATGGCGGTGATGATGAGCGTATGCGGTGATGACGCGACCATGGCCCCATCGGGGGGCGGACGGGGGCGGGGAGTCGCATACTTATCTCAATCCTGCAATCCATGATGAACCCCAAGAATCCCCTATTACATACAAGAACACATAACCCTATCTATATGTATTATGTTTGTATATGTAAGAATCTGTAAAGTAAGACTAAAGTATGATCGAGCAATAAGCATATATCCTTATGATGATCTCACCCTAACATCAAATGGAGTCATCACAATGGATATTGCTCAAACGATCACGGACAGAATCATTTCAGATCTGGAAGCAGGCACTGCGCCCTGGGTGAAGCCTTGGCATGAAAGCGCGGAAGCGTATAACCCGATCTCAGGCACTGTATACCGCGGCGTCAATCAGCTATGGCTCGGCATGTTCGGAACTGGTAGGTCAAATGCCTGGTTGACGTTCAAGCAAGCAAGCGATGCTGGCCTAAGCGTTAAAAAAGGTTCCAAGGGTGTTCCAATCGTGTTTTGGAAGCCTTTAAGTGTTACTCGCAAAGACTCGAACGGCGATGAAGTGCAAGCTACCCTGCCACTGTTGAAGCATTACTTTGTTTTTAACGCTGACGATATCGACGGAGCATCATTCAGCAAGCAAGGCGGAACGCTCGAGGGTTCAATAGATAGCAGGGTTCAAAACGTTATCGATCGCCTACAGCTAGCCAATGGCGTTCAAACGGCGAGCTCAGCGTTCTATCAGTCCAGCAAGGACTTGATCGGTATGCCTGCGTTATCTAGCTTTAGATCGCTAGCCGATTACCATGCAACACTATTGCATGAAAGCGTTCATGCTACCGGCCATCAATCTAGGCTAGATCGCAAGCTAGCCAATAAGTTCGGCTCGGAAGCCTACGCTTTCGAGGAACTAATCGCCGAACTAGGGGCAGCCATGCTTTGCATGAAGTGCGGCATCGACGGGCAGCTACAGCATGCCAGTTACATTGGCTCCTGGCTTAAAGTCTTGAAGCAAGACAAAACAGCAATTATTAAAGCAGCCAGCAAAGCACAATCAGCAATGGATTACTTAACCGCTACAGTGGAACAAGAAGAACTGCTCGCAGCCTGAGATTTCATCCTATAGCCCTATGCGTAGGGCTAAGGGATGCAATCTCGCATCTAACCTAATCGGAGCATTCAATCATGGATAGATTTCAAATTCGCCATCGATCTGGCATCAAATCTGGCAATCTTTTTCAATCTTATGATGACATTGGACAAGCAAAAGATTGCTTGGATACATTCGACAAACCAATAGGCAAGTTCTATGGTTTTGATACACAAACAAAAGATGTTTTCTTTTCGTTTGCTTATCAAACGCAATTCATAAAAGAACAAGCATGAAAACCCTGATCGACTGGATCATTGCTGCGGCCTTTGGCATCGCCTTGGCCTGCGCTATCTTTTTCAACCTATAGGACTATCAATCATGGACAAACAGTTTGACATCTATATTGGCGGTATCGACGGGCATAACTACCGCGCCGCCCAAGCCGCCACAATCGAAACGCTTAACGCCTGGCTTGCTAAGGGCTATCGCATCGAAACCAAGCACCAGATAGGCTGGTTCTTGCACGAAGTCTACTTGGTCGATTTGGCAGCCATCTAATTACCATTCAATGCCCCTATAAGCCCTTAAACGGGCTTTTAAGGCGCTTTTAACACCTTACTGGAGCCTACCTACATGGAACCTAACAAAATGCCTCTATGGCTCGATTTAATGGCTTGTCAGATACATCCCTCGGATTGGTGCATTCCGGTTGAAGATGTTTGGAGACGGGCTGGATGGAAGCCACCATCTAAAGAGTGTCCGGCCACGATGGCTAAACAGCACTCATTTAGAACATGGCAGGTGACCTTACCCGCCGGTGAGACCATTGCCCTTAATCAATTACCTGCGAGCGAGGCCAATCATGGATGACGCATTGAAGATTAAAGCCTATGAACTTCTGATTGAAGATCAACAAAAGCAAATTAAAGAACTGATTCACTTAGCAGATCACAGGCATGACCCTTACTTAGTTGCTATGCAGCACTTGAACGAATTCATCTTCAAGCACCATGGCTACAAGGCTTTGTATCAGCTAGGGAAAGAAATCGATAAAGCCTACGCACCTGAGAATGATGGTCGAGCTTATGGTTTTGCTGAGTCTATTGAAATCGACTATGAGCACAGAAAATGAAAAAGAAAAGACTATTAAGAGACGTAGAGCAAGAGTCCCTAGCTATAGTGGAGAGATGGCAAGATGAGCTTGTAAGACATGTTGCCTATCTACCTATCTTATGTGAGCAAGCAGGGGTTACTGAAGCTGAGCTGCACCAAGCCATTTCAATACATTTCTATGTGCGTCAGATGACCCGATCACAAGCAGGAGGCATTCAATGAGCAAAGAACCGCTGGCTTACCGATACGCAGTTGCACGATTGAATCCGGAAAGGCCGGAATGGCATTACACAATGACCAAAACCAGACCTGACAGTCAACCGCTTTACGCTGCGCATCAATGGATTGAACTGACTGATCAGGAGATTGATACGGCTTGGCGATCAGTTGATTACACAGTCGATTATGAGCAATTTAGGATTGACGTTGCCCGTGCAATTGAATCAAAACTTAAGGAGAAGAATGATGGATAAAGAAACACTCATCCGATTAGCAAATGAAGCAGGTATCAAAGGCCCAGCCCCTGCAAGAGCAGGTTTCAAAATGTATGCAAGCCCAGATCGTTTAAGGAGATTTGCCGCACTCATAGCAGCAGCAGAGCGTGAGGCGTGCGCGCAGGTGTGTGATGGCTATGAACACGCCGATCCATTAGGCGTATCGATAGAGTGTGCATCAGCCATAAGAGCAAGGATATAGGGTATCTCCTCGCAAAGACCCCCCTACCCCAGAGCTAACAGGGTAGAGAGGGGTCGGTTCTCCTCGGGTGACAAGCACCATCCCCATGCTAATTTCCTAGCCCCTCGGCTTGGGGATACGACCAGCCGACCGGACTCTTCGGGAACTGCCCCCTAGTCTTGCGACATACCGGCTACTGCTTTTCTTCCGCGCAGCCACAGATCTGGCTCTTACTAACGTGCGGAGTACGGTCAGTGAGGGAACAAAAAAAGCCGTTTGGTCTGCACCCCGGTGAGAGTCCCTTGCAAGCAAGGGCGGGGTACATACCAAACGACTCTATCCGCTCTCACACAGACACAACGAAGGTACAAGATCACAAGATTACTTGCAACACTAGCTTTCTAGTGGTATGCTTCTCTCCGCAGTACCTTTTAACCTTTAGGAGATTCCGATGAAGAAATTAGATTACTACGATCAACTGGAAGTCAGAACTAGGCTCACACATTTGATGCAGACAGCGATCTGGGCGATCAACGACATGACTTATGAGTCAGAGGTTCTCGAACCCTATGCATTCAAGAAGATGGATCAGCTGCTCGATGAGATGGATGAGCTGAAACACTTCTGGCTCACGAAGAAGCGAGAACATGTTACTCAAGCAATCACCACAGTTTTCGATCAGGAGGCAGCATGACTAGCTTTGATACGGAATCAAGACGTAAAGCCATATGGGCCACTGATGCTCGCAAGATCGTAGACGGTCGTGCTGCTGACGTTTATTTGGAAAAGATAGGCCAGACAGAGCGGGAAGACATTTCACACATAGAAGCTGTGCAGTGGGGTTTGAAGCTGCAGGATGTCATTGGCCGTGAGGTTAGTTCCAGACTCAAGATGGAACTCAAGGAAGCTGACTATGAGCTATATCACCCTGAGCATTCATGGATGGCTAGTCACTTTGACTTCATCTCTGCAGATGGCACAACCTTAGTTGAAGTCAAAAACTACAACCAATCTAAACGGAACCAGTTTGATGCAGAGACTTTACTTATGCCTGCGCCCGACAGAGCGCAATGTGTTCATGAGGCTACGGTACATCGGGTACAGCGTATCGTACTTGCGGTTTTGTTTGGGGGACAAGAACTGGTATGCATCGACACGCAAGTATCAGACGCTGAAAAAGACGCGCTCATACAACTGGAAGCTGAGTTATGGGGCGCAATACAGGCCAAGCAGCCTCCAGAACCGACTTCGGTGGATGCGGCAAAAAAGCTATTCCCTGTCAGCACAAGAAGATCATTGATGGCTGATGCAACCATTGAACGTCAGTGCGCTTATCTTGCTGACATTAAAAGTCAGATCAGTAAGTTGGAAGACAGGGAAGCTGAACTACAGGCAGCCATTCAGAAGATGATGAGAGATTGTGAAGCGTTAGTGACCTTCGATGGGCGAGTGCTTGCAACGTGGAAGTCTGCCAAGGCATCTAAGCGTTTTTCTGCTGAATCGCTCAAGGAAGAGATGCCGGAGGTCTATGAAAGATACATTGTCGAACAACTTGGCTCACGGAGGTTTTTAGTCAAATGAGCAATCTAGTCGATCCAACCAAACTTGATCAGTCGATCATCGATTCAATCGTACTCAGAGGAGACTTGAGTGGTCTTAAAGAAGAACAACTCACTGGATACTATAACTACAGATGCCAGCAAGTCGGCCTTGATCCTTCAGCGAAGCCGTTCGATCTTCTTGTCTTGTCAGGAAAGAAGGTCTTGTATGCGAATGCTGGGGCCACACAGCAACTCTCAAATCTGCACGGACTGTCCACTCAGATCACTAACCGAGAGCGAGTTGAAGATGTCTACCTGGTGTCTGTTCGCTGCACTGGAAAAGATGGAAGAAGTTCGGAGAATCAAGGCGCAGTTGACATCAAAGGCTTATCGGGTGAAAAGCTCGCAAACGCGTTGATGAAAGCTACAACCAAGGCTATCAGACGCACGGTGCTTGCTCACTGCGGATTAGGAATGCTTGATGAGACTGAACTGGAAACGATTCCTGGCCACCAGATGCAGAAGGTTGATCTGCCGCCTGTTCAACCGCTCCCACCGCTGGATGCCACGCTAGAGAAGCCCTTCAAACTATCGGTTCCTGAAGTCAAGGAAGGCAAGGTGTCACCGCATCCGTATGAATCCTATGATGATTCTGAGGAATGGCAAGCGGGGTTCTTTGGCTTGATCGGAAAGATTGCCAGCAGCCAGAAACTATCAACGGAGGGAAAGAACGCGAAACTGCGTGATCTCTTTCTCGTCAATGAACCGGTCTTCAATACGTTTGTCGGGCATGAAGCAAGTCAATTTGCTCGACGAGCTCAGGAGTCGGGTTGTGGCGAATACCTCCCAAAGGAAGAAACCCTAGTGGTCGAAGAGGAGATCTAACCCAAACGGAGCAAGTGCTTCAGTGGTTGCAGTCTAAACCACTGACAGCTTTGGAAGCCTTGCAACACATGGGTTGCTTCAGATTGGCTGCTAGGGTGGAAGAGTTGAGAAGCGCTGGTCACAACATTGTGACTCAGAATGTAAACGTAGGTAACAAATCGTATGCCAAATATTGGCTGCATAAAGGAGTAGACGATGAGCGATTTTTTGGACAAGGTTGAACCTGGTAACGGGATTCTGCTAAGCAATAAAAAGAAACCTGAGAGCAAGGCTCCTGATCTGCGTGGTGTCTACGTCTTTGACAAGGATGTCACGTTCAGGGCAGGAGACAAGATGAAGCTCAGTGCTTGGGTTTATCACAAGACTGCTGGGATGCTGATTCGTATCCGTGAGGATACCTGGCAGCCAGATCCTGATAAGAAGTACAAGCCACCCTATCAGGCCAAGAAACCTTATGAGGTTCAAGATGAAGACGATTCGATCCCTTTCTGAACTGGATCACTTTGCCGGTCTTGCGATGCAAGCGATGATTGCAAGAGGTAGCCTCACGGCACAGCCGCATCATGTGATTGCTGATGAAGCATACCGGATGGCGCTGGCTATGTTGCAAAGCAAAGGCAGGGAGAAATCAATCAATGAAATGTCCGAAATGTCATGAGAAACATGAAACTTCTCAAACCATCGTGCTTGAAACACGGCAATTCTTCTTGGACAACGATGAATCGTTTTACTGGAATTACCGCAGGCGCAAGTGCAACATCTGCGGTCACCGGTTCTCCACCCACGAAGTCTTTGCTGAGGACAGGCAAATACCATTACGATTAAAGAGGTGAGCTATGAACACAGTGGAAGACGAGAGAGTAAATACGTTGCGAGAACTCAATGCAGAACTCAGAAGCCACTGTGCAAGGCTTGAGAGATCTGCCTGGCAGAAAGATGAGTTTCTGCGAGCCTTATGCGACCCTGATGTCTATGGCTATGCTGTCTCTGATGAAGTCAGGCAACATGCTTACCGGCTGCTAAGGAGTTACTACGATTGAGCAAGCTCGCCAAAGATCGAGGCGCATCCTATGAGCGAGAAGTCTGTAAAACGCTCTCAGAAGCGCTAGGAACCAAAGTGACACGCGTACTAGGGCAAGCGCGTGATGGCGGCTCTGACATCGATCTAGGGCCGTTTCTGATCGAATGCAAGCGTAGGCGCAAGATAGGAGTCTATGAATGGATGGATCAGGCTAAAACTTCAGTCTGTCTGACAGGACAAACGCCAGTGGTCGTATGCCGCGGTGATGGCAAAGAGTCGCTTGCTATCTTCCGGCTTGACGATGCGATCAAGCTCATGCAGAATGAACTCTGACTCCGCTCAGTCTGCGAGTTAGGTTGCGCCCGAGGCAGGCGTTAGCAGACAGCCTCAGTTGTCTCCTCTTTGCTCTTCCCTACGAGCATTTCCCCGTCCTAGCGACGGGGTTTTCTTTTGGCCGTCTTGGCAGATTGAATGAAAGCCTCCCGAGTCGGATAACCTGCCTGACCCGGACGCTTGGCTGGCAGACCTAACTTACGCCTGCGGTTAATGTTGTAGTACAAACCTTTCTTTACCGGCATCCCCATCTCCTTCTTGCAGCCTTACCACGCTCGCCCTTCCAGCTCTTGGAGCGAGCACAAAAAGATTTATGCCTCGGATTCTTTGGGTCTTTACTCGGTGCTTTAAGCTTGGAACCGGTGGCACGGTTGTACTTTGCCCTGCCCTTGGCTGTCAGGCCAGCACCCTTGGATACAGGTAATTTCTCGCCCCTTCCAACACTCAAGTTTGCTTGTCTTGCCATGATCACCTCATCAACATGGATTCTGCTTGTCTGCGCCTTGTAAGACCAGGCATTACTCTGCCTGCAGCCTTGTTCCAGAGCAAGCACTGATCGGCAGCACCCTGCCAATCATTGGCATCAATACGCTTCTTAAACGTCGAGATGCGATAGTTTCCCAAGCCACAGTTGTACACCCAAGATAACACCGCTGCAATACGCCTAGGAGGCGCTAAAACGATCTTAGGCGAGAGTTTTACCAACCCTTGAGTGAAATACTCGACATGCTCCTGAAGACGCTGCTCGGCCTGATCTTTTGACCACATAGTGCCTGGGCCAATGCCACTGCCAGTAGAACCATAACCAATAGTCCAAGGCTCACCGCCAGTACCGGGATCAGGATAAGCCATGCAATCGCCTGAAGGTAGCCGCCTGGCATAGCCCTCAAAGGGCTTGATAAGAACGTCAATAGCGATCTGAATCGCTTCATCCACGTTGGTACTTTTCTATGCTGCGACCTACAAACCAGAATGTCAGCACCATCGTGAAGATGCCGAAATCATCTTGATCCCAGGCTTTGGTTACAATTTCTGTCCAGCTTGCACCCGTCTGAAACGCGAGAGTAAGCGCAGCCGCTTTGACTGTCGCATACATAAAGAACAAAGCCCAAGTAATGCCCGGACGCACCAGCGCTGAGACAGCAGATACAAACCAACCCGCTGCTTGAGACGTCTTACTCTGTTCCTCAAAGGCCGCTTTGATGGTGTCGAGTTGCTGAATGCTGTAGTCAACATACTTTTCCTCCATCTTGAACTGACCGCGGAGTTTCTCGAGATCAGTCTGTAGCGTGAACATGGCGAGTTCATGCTTGCGTTCATTGGCTTTATCAAGCAGCTTCAAGACCTCTGGTGCAAGCCTGAAGAGGCCACCAAAGATCGAGCCTAGTAAGCCACCACCGAGTAACTCAAACATTACTTGTTGAGAATCTGATCAATGCGGGAATGTGCCTTGTCCGTTGATTCGTGCAAGACATCAACCCTTGCTTTCAGTGCTGCAAGGTCTGATCGAATCGCAACATACGCGCCAAGCGCACCAGCTCCTGCGCCAATCAGTGCCTGCAAGACAACTGAAAGCGAGACTTCCATCTATGACAAACCCTCTCCTGGTGTAACGTAAATGTATCCACTTGCAGCACCAATCGCAGACACATAGAGCGTTGCCTGTGCGGAAATCGATGCTTGGGGAACAGTAAAGTATTGCGTCTGGTTGTTGTGCAACACCATGCTATCGGATGGTGTGCCAGACACAGGAAATGCTGCTGCATTACCGGTGGTTGCTGCAAAGCGTACCGCTACTTCATTGGCCGTGCCGTTGTGAACACGGACTTGGTTGCAGGGCGTGTAGGCGTTGATGGCTAGTTCTGCACTCGCACCGGTTGTGACGTTGAGCCGATAGGTCTTACCCATCGGCTGGAAAGCAATATTATTTGCCACTTTTCTTCCCCCACTGTTCCGCAGCCGTCATTGTTCCATAACATGATACGCCTGGTGCTGTGAACTTTTGCTTGAATAACGGGAAGGTGAGAGCAGCAGGCTTACGATGCTCCATGCTGCCAAGCTTAATCACTTGCTTGCTGACTTTCAGTTCGATCACGATTCTTCTCCTTAATAAGTGCCGGTAGATACACCAGAACGGCAAAACTGGTTGCTATGACGATTCGCTCCACATCCGGCCCCCACATCGCCCAACAGTAGAGCGAAAAGGCCATGATTACTGATGTGACCGTGAGAATACGGTCTGTTAAAACGCCAAGCGCGATCCTGATGATCTGAATAGGTGAAGTCATTATTAGCCCCGATTGAGTGAATACCGGTCACTATTCTA